GTCTCGGTAGCGCGCGCGGCCTCTTGCTGCGTGATGCCCAATTGCTTGGAATTAAGCATCAGCTTGCCATACAATGCGGCAGTGCTATCGAGATCAGCGCGGGTGCCTGCCGCGATCCGGCGAACATCTTCCTGCGCCTTCGCAAAGCTACCCGTTTCCGATGTCGCCAGCCTTAGCTGCGCAGTCAGCATCTTGCTTTCATCGGTCAGCGATGCGTAAACCTTGACGCCTTGCAGGAGAGTGTATGCCGACACAAGGCCAAGGACGGCACCCTTAAGGCCATTGACCGCGCTGACATCACCGGACGATGGGCCGCCACCGCCCGTCACCTTGGCATTGACATTGCTGGCGGCCCGCGCCTTTGCGGCTGCCGCGCTTACGGCGTTAAGGGACGCAATCGCTTCCGCCGTGCCCGTAACCTTCACGCCGATACCCGCACGGGCAGACGCCTTTGCTAGCGCCTTATCCAGCGCCCTGACATCGTTCAATATCTTGGCATTGATCCCCGTTGCCTTAACATTGATCGGCTTGTTCGCCTGCGCAGCCTTCCTTGACGCAATGGCAAATGCATCAAGTTCGTTGGTTGTTTTGACCACGCCGCTGGACGTAATCTTGACGCCAAGGGCCGAAAGCTCAGTCATTCAATCGGTCCCCGAAGATTGCGCGCAACCTTGCTTCGCCGTCCATTTGAGGCGCGGCGAATGCAGCCAATTCCTTGCGGGGCTTGAGATAGATTGCGTCCATGGCGCGCATACATTCACGGAACATATCGGCTTCTTCCCAAGGCCACCCGTCAACGTGGCGCAATATGCTTGCATGAGGGATAGGCCCTGCGGCCATGCCGATTTGCCGGTCTGTGGAGAGGTCGAAGAAATCACTATACCACTCCTCTAGCCCCGGCTTCAATTCGATGGGATCAGGCCCGACCCATTTGATATTTGCCTCCCTCGCTGCGGTGTGGGCCTCACCATGGAGCAAGGCCCACCGCAACGCATCCGCTAGTTTCCCGACGCGGCCTTGGTCTTTTCCAGAAGGCGCTCCGACGCCTTGCCGGCGGCATAGGCCACCGCGCCGCGATACTCGTCACCGATGCCAAGGTCGTCGTCCGTCGACAGGATAGTCAGCGCCAGTTCCGGGCTATAGGCCACGGGCTTGCCCTTGTCTGTCAGGGCGTTCGGACCCTTGGCCTTGGACTGATCCCAATCGAGCAACAGGTGGGCGGCCATGAACTTGCCGGTGTCGGCCTGCGCATCAACAAATCCCTCATCCGTCTGGATAGACTTGTTGTTCGCGCGGTAGAACGCCGACAGTGCGACACGATACGGCTTGTAACGAGCCGAGCGAACGCGCAGGCGAAGGCCGGGATGGTCGGGGATGTCGTCAATCCACTCGCCATCGGCAAGATCAACCTTGGCGTTGAGGTTGGAAATATCGAAAGACATTCGGGTAACTCCTCGGGCCGATCGGGTCTAAGGGCGGCGACGGACCCGAAACCCCGCCGCCCTTAGGCAAATCAGATGCGAACGATGTTGCTGTTGACGGCCAGCGGATACTGCTGAAGTTGCGTCGTATTGGAATCGCCGTTCGGGGTGACGCCCTCGCCGGCAAGCGCGCGGAAAAGCGCAGTCTGGCCAACGGGCTGGCCGGTGGCGGTATGGACGCCGCTCTGCGTGCCGGTCGTAACGATGGCGGTGCCGCCGGGCGTTGCGGCAAGCTGGTACGTGGTGGCAGTGAAGCCGGCGGCGATCACGTAGTACGTGGTAGCGGCGGTCAGGCCGGTGGGCAGCGCGCCGGTGGTGGTGATGGCAACCGGCGAACCGATCGAGAGGCCGTGACCGCCCGAAGTGGTCACAACGCCCGGCGATGCAATCGTGATCGTGACGACGCCGCTGGGCGCGCAACCAGCACCAGCCTCAAGCTTGAACTCGTAGTTCGAGCAATCCGCGATTGCCGCGCGAAGCGCAATCTGGCCAGTGTCATTCGGGTCGTACACGAACGAATTTTCCATGGCCGAGCCGGCCTTGGTGCCCTTGAACTGAACGTCAAAGCCCAGATTGATGAACGACTGCGTGACGAAATTCTGCGTGTTTCCAAGGCTGCCGAGACTGGTCAGGCCGGTGATTTCAGTCCACGTTGCACCGCTGAAATCAGCAAGTTCGACGGGGTACTTGAAGGCCACCTTGCGGCCAATGTAGAGCTTGGAACCAGAGACTGCGACGGGATCGGCCATGAGGCATAACTCCTATGCCCGGCATGGCGGGCGGTTTAACTGCCGCCACCTTAGCGAGTATTGCCCCGTTGCGCAAGATTGTTGCGTGGTCAGGAAACGAATGAAACAAAAAAGGACGCTCTAGGCGTCCTTTTGATTGGTTGGAGCCACTCCGAGGAATTGAACCCCGCTCGCCGAACTACAAAAACGGAGCATCGCCACAATGCTTGAATGGCTTGGCAATCATTGGGGAATTATATAGATGACTCCCGAGGTCATTAGTCATCCGCCTCGACCTTCTTGCGCTGGCGCTTCATGCGGCGCTCTGTTCGTTTGGCCCACTCGCCCTTGTCCTTTGGGCGGTAGGCTAGAACGCGGTCTGTCACGGCGTCGAGGATCGCTCGGATTGCGTCACTCATGCGATCAGTTCCTTGTAGGTGAGGCGCTGGCCGATGGCGGCAGCGAACATGCGGTCGAGGCGGTGCAGGGTGTGGTTCCTCACGTCACCGTCCCCGAGGCGAAAAGCAAACTCGCCGACATAGCGATGCAGGTGCTTCGGCGAGGCATGGTGATAGACGCCGTGCAGCCCGCGCTTGAGCAGCGCGAACACGCTCTCGATGCCGTTCGTGGTCACATCGCCGCGCACATACTCGCCAGCACCGTGGTTGATGGTTTCGTGCCGATAGAGCAGCCCGCCCACGCGATTGTAGATGCCGCTTTCGTCGGTGTGAACCGTCGAGCCGACTTGAACGTGGCGGTGAGTGAAGCCGACAGCATTGCGCCCGGTGACGCTGGCGCGAACCTCTGCCTTAACGCGTCCGCTCTGGCGCTCACGACCGGCGATAACGGCAGTCTTGCCGACGCCTCCACGGCCAAGGTTCAACCGCTTGCTTTCGTGCTTCGCAGCCTCTTTTCCGCCGATGTAGGCTTCGTCAATTTCCACGATGCCTGCCAGTTCGGTAGGGTCGTTGCCGCAAGCCTCGCGGAGCCGTTGGAGCATGAACCACGCGGTTTTCTGCGTGACGCCGATCTGCGCGTGAAGCTGGACGCTGCTGATGCCCTTGCGCGCGGTGACGAGCAGGTACATGGCGTAGAGCCATTTGTGCAGCGGCACCTTGGACCGCTCAAAGATGGTGCCCGTGCGGATCGTGAAATCGAGCAGACAGGCGTTGCAACGATAGAAGCCGCCCTTGCGGACGCCAATGCGCTTCGCCTCGCCGCAAGCGGGGCAGGTGGCCCCGTCAGGCCAGCGCCGCGCCTCGAAATAGACGCGGGCGCTTTCCTGATCGGGGAACATGCGGAACAGCTCGAATGTGCTGATGGTGGATTTACTCATCGCGCATCCAATCTTCCAACTCATCTTCCACGTCAGTGGCGTAAGCACCGTGGCCCTCGCATTTTGGGCACGTGGTTTCGTAAAGACCCGACCCAAGGCGCGGCTCGCGCGTCAGTAGCCAGCCTTCGCCACGGCACCGTTCACACTCAACATCAACGATCATGCGTCGTCTCCCGGATGATAGCTTTCACCGCGGGCCAGTTCGTCGAGCGAAAGCCCGTGGTAGGTTGGGTCTTTTGGACCTACGCGTTCGTTCAGATGGTCCGCGATCCGCTTGAGGCTAATCGCGATCGACATAGCAGCCGCTTCAAGAGGCGTTTGCACATCACGGCTCTCAGGCTCGTATTTACCTTCCAATGGGTGTGGATGAGGGGTCATTGCGCCTCTCCCGATCAGGCGAAAGTGAAGTCACGTTCGCGGAACTGGTGGCCGAACCAGCGCGGGGCAGGGTTGCTGCCGGTGAGGTCAGCGAACAACGCATATTCCGCGTTGCCGTTCGCGTCGAAGCGAAAGCAACGGTCGGAAGGCTTGCGCTCATCCGTTCCGTTGTCCTCGATGAACACGCCGTTGGCGAGGGTGGAAAACTTAACGAGCATAGCAGCCTCCTCTCGGTTGGGGCGGAATTGCCCGCTGCATGAGAAGATAACTACCCGAGGAATAATCGGGAGTCAAGTATATAATTCCCAATCATTGCGTCAAACCGAACTCCACAACACCCGCACGACAACAACGCGATATGCGCCTTCGACATAGGGCTGCAAGACATCAGCGTTC